GATTTTTTTATTTCAGGAAGAAGGAGGATGCCTATGGCAGAAAAAGTGGATCAGATGGATCCAGATGAAAAAATCGTTGAGATAGCGATTGAACGGTTAAGAGTATTGGCATTGGAACTGAGAAATTATATGAAAATTGCTCATCCGGGAACTTTCATTTCCAAACCAGTAAACTAAGTAAAATGATAAGTTTTAGAATGAAAATCGACAAGAGGTTATAAAGCCTCTGCCGATTTTCTTTTTTTATAGGAAACAGCAGAAAAGAAGAGCGTGCAGAGCGTAAAAACTCTGGCACGCTTATTTTTTTACCATAAAAAGCGAATGAGAACGGAAAGGAGCATAGAGCATGGCGAAACGAAAGTATAAGCGTCTGCATTACGAGGACAGGCAGACTATAGAGGCTATGAGTAAACAGGGTAGCAGCGTAAAGGATATTGCAGCAGCGTTAGGTACACACAGGGACACGATCTATAGAGAGTTTAAACGCTGTGGGACTACGCAGGAAACATACACGGCAGCCAGAGGGCAGCAGACTTTATAACAAAAGAGAGGCAAAGAATGGAGAAACTTGAAAAACAAGCAATAGAGTTATTGCAAATGATGTGCGGTAGCACGGGCTGTGTAATTTCAGATAGCGGTGGAAAAGACAGTAGTGTATTAAAACACATTACGTTAAAGGCGCATGAAATATATGGACTGCCATTTAGCGTAAGACATAACCATACAACAGTAGACGCACCAGAAACCGTATATTTTGTACGGGATGAAAAAAAGAAATATGAAAGTATGGGGATAAAATACGAGATCCATTACCCAGCACAAAGTATGTGGCAGCTAATAGTAGCGCATAAAACACCACCAACAAGACTTATGCGTTATTGCTGCGCAGACTTGAAAGAAAATACAGGAATGGGCGAAAAACTGGTAACTGGGGTGCGAAAAGCAGAAAGCAGGAATAGAAAAGAAAATCAAGGAGCAGTTACATTTACTAAACCTAAAAGAGAATTGCTTAATAAAATCAAAGGAAATGAAAATTTTTACATTAACAGACAGGGCGGTGTAGTAACTCTAAATTTAGATAATTCAGAAACGAGAAGAATTGTAGAGAATTGTTACAGAACCAATAAAACACTTATAAATCCTCTGATCGACTGGCAGGATGATTTTCTTTATTGGTATATCGGCAAAGAGAATATACAACTAAATCCACTATACGGGTGCGGCTGGGGGCGGGTGGGTTGTATAGGCTGCCCAATGGCTGGAAAAAACAGGTGGGCTGAGTTTGAGAGATACCCTAAATATAAAGAGGCTTATATAAGAGCTTTCGACAAAATGCTTATAGAAAGAGAAAAGAGCGGTTTAAAAACTATGGATATATGGGTGACAGGAAAGAAAGTCTTTAAATGGTGGATGGAAGATGAAAATTTAGACGGACAGTTAGCTTTTGATATGGGCGGGAATATTTACGAGGAATATTTATAGGCGGCAGCAGCCGCCACGAGTGCCGTTAGTTCAGTTGGTTAGAGCAGCCGCCTCATAAGCGGCAAGTCGTGGGTTCAAGTCCCACACGGCGCATTGCGTAGCAGGCATGGCGAGCCTGCGGCAGAGGGCAGCAGGCTAATAGCTGCAATCTGTATACCGTGGAAAAATAGCGGCGGTCATACCAGCCAGAAAGTATGTGGACAGTCAACAGGTTTTTAGTTGCTTTTTAATGCGAAAAGCAGCCGCACGGTAAAACCAAACGCCAGAACAGGAGAGCGGCACACATGGAAAGACAGAGAGCGCCGCCGAAAGGAAGAGAGGCAGAGAATGGCAGCAGAGGCATTGATAGTAGAGGTCGCATACCAGAGAGGCTATGCAGATGCCATAGCAGATATGCGAAAGAAAAAAGAACAGAGGCGGCAGCGGGAGCAGGCAAAGAAAGCCCGCCGCTGGTATTTCATTAAGCAGAAAGCCTACGGGCTTGCAATGCTGGCAGTTACCGTGCTGGCAGTATGGGCGACAGAGGGCGACATAACAATAGCGGTTATTACCGTACCGCTGGGGCTTATGTGCCTTTTCAGTAAAAAAATGCTGATAGTAGACAACTACTATTTTGAGGCAGAAAAGGGGCAAACATGGGAATAACAAGGACGGTAACAACACAGGTATATTGCGACGTATGCGGCAAGTGGGTAATTGGCTGGGAAAGCGAGGAAACAGGAGTAAGCAGAGAGTGGGCTAAGTACCATGCAAGGCGTAAGGGCTGCACAGCCGGACAAAAGGTTATATGCAAAGAGTGCCGGATAAAGCAGCGTATTAAAAAATGCAGTTTGCAGAAAAAATGGGGCGCAGCTGGAATGGACGGCGGCGCTTGTCTGGGATTTACACACGACGGGGACGACGAGCCTATAGAACGCTGCAAGCGTTGCATAGCCTGCACAAGTTTTGACTGGGAAGAGGAAAAAGAAAGGCTGAAACTATGAGAAAACAGAAACGACAGACAGTTAAAAAACTGATACAGTGCGTAGCCATTATAGCAGCAGGCGTGCTGGCAATCATTTTGTTTATGTGGGTTATCTGGTACAGAGGAAAGAACAGCGAGCCAGTGACGGACGAACAGGTAGCAGCGCAGATGCAGCAGGCAGAGCCGCTGGTAATTGAAACGCCAGAGGCAGCCACAGAGGGCAGTATAAGAGTATACGACTATGACGGCTGCTGTATTTATTCCTACTACGGTAAAATTCGGATAAACAACGACGGTAAGAACGGCAAGGACATTGACGTAGAGGCAATAGGCTACTTAGAGGGCTACCAAGAGCATAAGGACGAAAGCGAGGCAGGCAATGAGTGAGGTATACATACGCAGCCAGAATAAAGAAAAGCTGTATAGACTGGGCGGTAATTACGCCTGCGTAGAGTACGGAGAGTACGAGGACGTAAAGAAAAAGAGAGGCGGCGCAGAGGCAGACAAAAAGCGCCACGTAATTTGCATAAGTGACGGGTGTTTAGAGGAAATCGGAGAGTATGCCACAAAAGAGCGCTGCTTAGAGGTTCTGGACGAGATACAGAAAGCGTGCGTAAGCTATCTGTTTACGGCTGGCGGTGCAGCCATAGTAAGGGACGGCATGGACGTACAGCCGTTTGCAGCAGTAATACCGAGGCTGTACGAAATGCCGGAGAAGTAGGAGAGGCAGACAGTGACAGTAAAGGAATTTATAGGCACGCTGGAGAGTTCAGACCGACTGCGCATTATCGAGGGCGGGGCAGACGTTTACGTAGGGTATCTGGCAGCGTTCAAACCGTTTGCAGACCATGAGATAAGCGAGGAATACCGAAAATACAGCGAGCATGAGGTAAAGAAATTTAGGGCAGTGCCAGAGATAACGCACAGACGCTGGGAAGAGCTGGGGCTTATGAAACCATTAGAGCCAGACCAGACAGCACAGTATAAGTTTAGTGATTTGCAGATGTCGCTTTACTACACCATTTACATATAAGAAAGGAAAGGGCAGGAAGTATGACAAAGAAAAAGCCAGATTTTTTACGGGATTTAGATACTGCAATCATGGACGAGCTTACAGGTGGCGGTATCAAGGGAAATGCAGCGGGACTGGTAGGAACGCTTACACAAATTAAAGAAATTAAGCAGCTATGCGGGCTGCCGTTTTGTGGTTATATGGCAAAGCTGGAAACGGTAAGACCAAGCGGCGTGCCGGACGAGGTAACGGTAGTATTTGCAGAGGACGTACCATACAGGGCTTGCAGCGGCATAGAATTTGACGTTATGCAGGAATTTGTAGAGGGCAGCAGGCTTTTACTGACAGGCAAGGCACAGACGCTTAAGGACTTCCAGAGCGGTAGACTGCTGGTATATATTCTGGCAGATTTTGTGGCGGTATCAGAAAAGGCAGTAGAGCAGGACGAGGTAGCAGTAAGAGGCGTTATAGCGAATAAGCCAACACACAGAGAAACGCCAAGAGGCAAGCGTATTACTGATCTTGCAGTAAGGGTAAGAAATGAGCTTACAGGCAGCAACTGCTATTTACCGTGCATCTGCTGGCAGGAACAGGCAGACGAGGCGGCGCAGTGGCAGCAGGGCGACACTGTAGAGCTGCTGGGACGGTATCAGAGCCGCCAGTATGAAAAGGTGCTTGACGCAGCCACAGGAGAAAGAGAACAGCGCACAGCTTACGAGGTATCGGTACGGCTGATTAGAAGAAAGGAAGAGGCAGAAAATGAGTGTTGAACATATCGGCAAGGGTTATGTAAAAATCTGCGTGAGTGAGGAAGAGTTAGAGAACAGCATAGCTGGGCTTAGCCAGTTAAAACCTATTTTGCAAGCGCAGGCAATGAAAGGGAACGGAAGAAACACAAAGCAGGGGCTTATTGACGCAGCAGAGCTGGGAAAACATTTTGATACAGCGATAGATGCAATGACTATGCTTTTGGCTGGGTTTAAGGAAGAAAGCGAGGCACAGAATGAAGAGTAAAACAATTTTAGGAGCAGACGGCGCAACAAAAATGCAGCAGATTACAGTAGGGATACACGGAAAGGGCGGCGAGGCAGGAATAAAGGCAATACAGCAGCTTGTAGGCATGGTGGATAGCTTAAAGCAATGCCAGACACCACAGGAAGTATACGACAGATATTTACAGATTACGGGGTACTGTAAATGCTGCGTTGATTGTAATTTTATAGACCAAAAGGGAGCAGACGAGCTGATGTGCTTAGCAGCATATCTGGCAGGAAATGAACAGGCACGGGCAGAGGCACAACAGAAAGCGGGTAAAAAGGCATGAGAAAGGTTTATATATGCAGCCCATACAGGGCGAAAGACGGCGCAGAGCTGGACAGAAACATAGATTATGCGCAGCAACTGACACGGCAGGCATTAGAGGCGGGCTTAGCGCCTATTACGCCGCATTTATATATGACGCAGTGCATGGACGATAAAAAGCCGGAAGAGCGGGCAAGGGGCATGGCTGCGGGGCTTGCGCTGCTGAAAGGTTGCGATTTTGTTATTGTCGGCGTGAAATACGGCATAACAGAGGGAATGGACAGAGAAATACATACAGCAAATATGCTGGGGATTACGGTTATAGATGCAAACCAGATTAAGCAGCATCTGGAATATGAGGAAAAGCGACAGGAGAGGGCGGCGAGCGATTACGCAAAGCTGCATAGCTGCGAGTTTTGTAGTGGCAGCAAATTATATAGCTGCACGGGCTACGATTGCAGAGATCCGTACAGACGGGCTTATGAGCATGCCTTAAGCCGCATAAGAGAGCGGCAGGAAACATGAAAAAATAAAAGCGCCTACGGTGGGGAAACACCATAGGCGCTAAGCTATACAGCTTTGAAATACTATAAAAATTATAAGCTATGTATGGCACAAAGTCAAGAAATTTAACGGGCAGGCAGCCCGTTTTAACACTTGATAAAAGTATTAACGAACCGACAGAGAGGTAGATATATGCCATACGTAGAGAGGGTAACAAAAGCGGGAAATACGATAGAGATAGAGAGGTACTTTACCAGCAGGTACAAAAAGAAAGGTATCAGCAGAGGGGATAAAGTAAAGCCAACAAAAGAAGAGCAGGAGAAAGTAAACACCAGACAGGCAGAGAGAAAGTTAAGGATACTCATAAATGCAAACTATGGCTATGGGGACTACCATTTAGTGCTTGACTATATCCGCAGGAAAGGAGAGCCGGACAGAACGCCGGAGCAGATGCGGCAGGACATAGACGTATTTTTGAGGGAGTGCAGAAAGGAGTACAGAAAAGCAGGGTTATAGATATTGTTAAGGAGCTGCCGCAGAAAATCTGGAACAGTATAGTAAGCGCAGTAACCAGAGTGGCTACGTGGGGCGCAAATATGCAGACCAAAGCCAAAGAAGTAATGAACACAATGCTTATGGGCGACTATGGAAACGTACAGAAAGCCTATAACAAAGCCAGAAAGTGTAAACGCCACAGAAAAGACGTACTGATTTTTACGAAAGACAAAGAGGAAAACTTAGACAAGGTGCGGGAAGATATTATA